CTCGACCCAAAATTTTAATATCATTTATTAATAAATGTCAGCTGCTTTAATTGAGCTCGTGTCTGTCGGAGCCCAGGATGTATTCATAACTGGTGACCCAGAGGTCAGCTTTTTTAGACAAAGTTATAAGCGCCATACTAACTTCGCGATGAAGCCCGAGAGGATGGACTACATCGGTACCTTCGGTGCGAACAACGAAATTACCATTCCTATTCGCTCTAAGGGTGACCTTATGAGCTACATCTGGATCGAGGATACCAACATCGCTAATGTTCAAAACAACGGCAACGGTCTCTTCTCCCAAAATGCTTCCAACCCAACCGAGTTCAGCCTTTACATCGGTGGCCAAAAGGTTGCTCAACTCGATTCTCTCTTTATCCAAGGTGTACACAACCCCCTTTTACGTGACAGCGCGGCCAAGGCTTCGTATGCCGTCACTACTAACAACAAGAAGGCGAACCACGGTGGTGACCACTACGTCATCCCTTTCTTCTTTTCCGAAGATTACACAAGGTGCCTCCCATTAGTGGCTTTACAGTATCACGATGTAGAGATACGTATTAAGTGCAGGGATGGTTACACACCCGCCGGCACTCCCAAGGTTTGGGGTAATTACATATATCTCGACACTGAGGAGCGTAAATTTTTCACTGATAATGAGCATGACCTTCTTTTCACACAAACGCAGTACCAGCTCGCCACCAACACTGATACCGAGATTGATCTCACCTATTTCAATCACCCAGTCAAATCCATTCACCTTGTCTCTGGTAAGGCGACCGGTAACGATTGGGACTCCGAGTTCACCTTTTCCAAGTCGTCACTTTACATCAACGGTACTCCTCTTTTCGAAGAGACTTCTCCCGTCTACCACCACACTGTCGTACCCGAAATGCACAGTAGCGACCTCCCCGACGATATTCTCGAGGATCTTCCCACCTTCACTTGGCCTTTCTGCATCAGCTTAAGTAGGTCTAACCCCACGGGCACCCTAAACTTCAGCCGCATCGATAACGCCAAGCTCTCCCTCACCGGTCCTTCCGGTGGTAACGCTCTGCACCGCGTGTATGCTGTAAATTACAACATTTTACGCGTAAAGCAGGGTATGGGTGGTGTCGCATTCGGTAACTAATTCCAGTTATCAAGTAATACCTTTGTTTTTTCAAACATACGTTTTCCATGGAAGGTTTTATCCTTTACTTCATCCCAAATTGTAAGTCGGTGTTCCAAAAACTTTTTGAACTTATCCGAGTCACAGTTTGATTTGTATCGAACCTTTTCACCCTGAAGTGCCTTGTCGATAGCAGCCTGTTTCATCTTTGTATACATAGCATCACGCTCACCCGGTGTAAGTCGTGTAGTTGCATCTTCGTTTTTCTTGCCAAGGGCCATTTATCATAAAAACATCTAAACCTTTATATAAGATGATTGCCGCATTCGCAGTCGTAATACTTATAATAATTCCAATTGGAGTGATATGTATGGAATTTTTTTGACAAGAGAAATTAATATGCACGTCGTATTACAACCAAGTCCTTCCGTAACTCATAAGCTCAGGGTGACTTTACCTAATAAAAGAGCTATTGATTTTGGTGAAAAAGGTGCCGAACATTATATAGACCATGGTAATCCCAGACTCATGCGTGCGCATCTTATTAGGAAGGGTGCTATCATTCCTAAGAAGTTACGAATAGAGACTGACGTGTATGAAATTCACAGGGAGATGTTACAAATAGATAAAAGCACTGAAGAAGACTGGGAGGACTTTTTCAGGGCAGAATATTGGGAAAGATGGCTGTTATGGTCATACCCTGATCTGAATAAGGCCAAATTATATATGACAATGCGCCGTGGCGTTCTTTTTATGCCTACACCAGAAGCAATGTGGTTTTGTAACAATAAACTCAAAGACCTGTAGAACCAAATCCACCATCACCCCTGAGGGTCTCTTCAAGTAGACCAATTTCCTTAACCATAGGCGTTTCGCATCTCTCTAAAATAAGTTGAGCAATTCGGTCACCCTTCTTGATTTCAAAGTTTTCCATCCCATGATTGAATAGGACAACCTTGACTTCACCGGTATAATCGGGGTCTATAACACCCGCACCGACGTTGATGCAATGCTTTACGGCTAGACCAGAACGTGGAGCTACACGGCCATATAGACCATCTGGTATAGAAAGTGCAATACCAGTACTCACTAAAGCTCGCCCCGCTTGACACGGTACAATCGCATCTTCGGAGCTATATAAATCATATCCCACAGCACCATCAGAACCACGAGTAGGCAGACGAGCATCAAACGAAAGTTTCTTAACCCCTAGGGGTGCCATATGTATAGTTTTGGTCCATATCCCTTAAGTACATTGAAGAACCTCTAGGTGAACATCCTCTTCTTATTCGTTCTTTAAATACAGTGACTAAGCAGTAATATGGGACAGTATAAAGAATCGCTCCAACTCCTACTATGTACAACCACATCCTATAATAACATGAGATAAATTAATAGATACATGGCTATCATTTGTTCTCTAGAAAGTTCGTAAGTCCATGTAGGAACACTTGAAATTAACACAAGTGAAATTAAAAGTGTTACGAGTTTTGCAGATAAATTAACATTTGAAGTCGTCGGTTTATAATTTACCAAAAGTAAATAAAAAACAAGATGACCCAAAATTATCATTATTTTTTCAAATGGGGTACGTTCTTGTATTACCGCATTTGCTACACCTATGATAGATATTGGAATCATGTGCAGTATGATGAGGTTCCTTAAGATTGGGAACTGTATGTATAGAACACATAATACCGGTATTAGGTATGTTGATATAGATTTAGATGCGTCCTTGAACATCTTACTATATCTTAAGAATATTTCTTTTTCTCTTCATCTGAAAGTGCCCTCCACATTTCACCGAGCTTCGAACCAATTTCGGTAAATGAAAGGTCGGGAAAATCTTTGACAACCTTGGGTCGATTCTTTTTAACAAAATTCATGTACGCATTGGGCTTGCGCTTTGGTTTAGGCTTGGATTTAGATTCATTGTCACCACCACCCCTGAGCCTGAGAACTAAATGCAAAGTAGATTCCTTTTGAATATTGTAATCGGCAAGTGTACGTCCATCTTCGAGCTGTTTACCAGCGAAAATAAGTCGCTGTTGGTCGGGTGGAATACCCTCCTTATCTTGAATCTTAGCCTTAATGTTATCAATCGTGTCCGAAGACTCGACCTCCAATGTGATAGTCTTTCCAGTGAGTGTCTTTACGAAAATTTGCATACTATTAGTATATTAGATTTAAATCTTTAATCCACCTTCAAAGCGGGATTCCTTTTCGAAAAAGTAAGTGCGCATATCCCACAACTGAAGACGTTTATGAAACACTGACAACCTAACATATGCATCTTAGTAAATAAATCTGTTTGTGAATACAAGAAGTATACCAAAAGTGTTAAAAATGTTTCATAGTACACGCGTATGAATAAATTCGATACACAATATAATTTATCGACATGTTCATAAAAGGGACTATTTCTGGGAACAAATCGTCGAATCATCAAAATAGATGTATCAATCTCAACAAGTCCTGCAAGACTTGTAAGGTGTGCCTCTTGTGGAACCAAAAGAGGTCTGAGAAGATATATAAATGTCATGACGTGATGAAGTATGATAAAACTTCTCATAGAGGGTATAACCCTGGGTTGAACTAATATCCATACAAGATCATACGTTATATGCGCAGTAAGCGCGTGTGTAATAAACATAGGGTACACGACATATCCGAAAAATACATCCGCTAAACATAGTATTGAAAATGGTACTAGAAACGATAGTGACGCCACATCATGAATAAGAATTGCCCGGTCCTTATTCATCTTGTGATAATGCGATATTCTTTTTTAATATGATTGCACTCTACCAGGTTCGAACTGGTGACCTCGAGCTTACTAAACGCGCGCTCTACCACTGAGCTAAGAGTGCCAGGGATGCTGAGAGCGGGGTTCGAACCCGCGCGTGCATAGCACAGACGATCTTAAGTCGTCCTCCTTAGACCACTCGGACATCTCAGCTCTTACCTTTTCACTTACCTTATGCCCCCTACGTATATTACGTATCAAATCTTTAAGTGCTTAGGTGGTGGTTCAAATGCCAGTTTTTTACTCAGGTTTTCCCTGTCATTCTTAAGTTTATCTTCTAGACCTGGACAGTTGTGAACTTCTAATCGAAAACATTTCATACAAAATTGACCTTTGCAATATTTACAATCCATGGGAACTCCGCATTTCTTTTTACAATTTTGACACGGCATATATTATTGTGTTCTAAAATTTTTAAGCAAGATAAAGCTTAGTTAACAATAAAAAATAATAAATGATTGCCACCACATCCGTCGCTAAACCTACCATCTCAACAACCAACGGGGAGTACAGACGCCTGAAGAAAAGTCTTAAAAATTCTACAGCTGGTTATGGGTCCGCCTTGAGTGCATCATATTTTATTACCCAAGGAGCCGACCAAGGTGTTTCGGCTATGCTCGGAGCTGTAACATCATATGCGTATGTAAGCCTACTTTCCGACCGTGTAGACAAACTCGAAAAATCGACAATTCAAAAAGAATTCTTCGCACCATTGAGTGCAGCTGCGTTTGAAGTTTCTTGGAATAATGCTCCATTCGCCTTTGATTTTGACTACGGTGCCACATTTGTTGGGTTCCTTGCTTATAAATTTGCGCTAACCTCGGTAATCTATGAGACTGTTAGGCATATGATGATTTCTGACGGCGATTCATTGTATGATACCGAAGAAAAGGTCTATAACGATCTATCCGATTGGGGTGAACAACACGGTGAAGTTGACATTATCGAAGACGCGCCAATTCTCGAGCGAGACGAACAACACGTCGAGGCGAATGTTGGTTAAGATTAACCCTATTGACTAAAACAAATTTGTTACGACCGGTAAGACCCTTCATTGCCATGATTCTCTGCTTCGCTATTTCCTTTGTCATAGGCTTAGGTTTTGGCATGGGCATCACGGCTTTGACAACCTTACGTGTGGGTGTAGTGATACGCTTCGTCACCATACCCTTCATGAAGTTAGCCGCAACCTTCCTGTTAAAGGCTTTCTTCTCGACCCGCTTCTCAGCGCGCTTCTTGGCGGCAGCGCGCTTCTTGGCAGCCTCTGGATACAGTTTGGCGAGGGGAACGTTGTTCTGATTGGCGAGAATTTTCTTCACCTCCTCTCGCGAAACTCGGTTACCTTCCTGAATTTTCTTCTTTAAACGTCCACAAAGTTCCTTAACAGTCTTTTTACCAGGAGTGCGTATACCATAATCCTTAGCAACCTTCACCACTTCCTCCTTTTTGTGGAGGCGGCACTTCTTACGACCAAACTTAAGATCACCAGCCTTGTCCACATTTAATACATATGACACCATTGTTTATTATTAGTCAAGAAAAAAT